GCAAGCCTAGGATGGCAATACAACGACCCCGCATTCACAGACAACCTGTGGGACCAAAACACAGAATGGTCAGGGAAATACCCACCAAACACCAAAGCCGAAACATCATGGGACGGCACAAAATGGGTATACAGTGAAACCTACGGCGACCTAGAACCAGAAATCGACGCAGACATCACAGGTGACCCAGACATGTTCTATGGTGTAGACCCACAAGACTTCGAAATAGACAGTTTTGAGAAATTCAAAAAATATTTCAGGTCATTCTGGGAATCATCAATATCAGACTACATATACTACAGCAAAACAACAGACGAATATGTAGGCAACGAAGATGACCTATGGGACATCTTCGAGCAATTCAGATACGAACAATCATGGTTATTCAAAGACCGTGACTCAAACATGTGGTCACAAGCAGACCAATGGGACTAACATAAACCTTGGTGGTACATGGCAACCTGAGCAAGTTGAAAAAAGGCTCACCTAACAATCAAACAAGGAGAAAAAAATGGCAACATATAGAGTACAACAAGCAGCAGTAACATATTACGAAATTATCGTTGAAGCAGACAATCAAGATGAAGCATTAGAACTAGGAATGACCGAGCTTATGAATGACGAAGGTTATGAAGTTGATGGTTCATTTGAATGGCAAGACGACACATGGATCGAAGAAGTGGAGCAATAAAATGTTTAGAAAAAAACGTCCAAAAGGACGTCGGCGCGCAGAAGTTTCAAAAAGTTTTTGGGGTAACATGCGCTTTTTCAAAAAAACACGATTATCTGATGTAAGTAAAGTGGATAGTGTTTGGGAAGTGTATAATGAGAGATTGAAGGTTCAGACGCTTTTGGTTTCTTATGAGAATATTGCGGTTGATGTGCGTAATAATGTGCGTGGTCTTCATGATGATGAAAAATATCATTTGGAGTGGTTTATCAATAATCGTATTCGTGAAGTGCAAAATGATTTGTGGGATCTTGTGGAACGCGATTTGTCTGTTCAGGGATAGAAAGCCGCCCATATTTTTGGTTGCGACGCAGTGTACATAGGGGGTGTGGGGGGATGTAAACTGCGTTGCACCAAAACTGCGTTTTGGTATCGGGGGGAGCCCCTACTCCCTTCGCTTCGCTTCGGTCGCCGCCCTCCCCCCGAACCCCCCTTCCTCCCCTACCCAGAGTGGTAGCCTTTTGACTGAAGGCTTGCCATGGTGGTGTTGTTGTAGCGTTACTTGAAAGGTCGCAGTAGGGGGGTTGACACCCCCCTACAACCCCCCTTTTGACCGATCCGTGGTCAAGCAAGCAGTGAACAACAACAACGGGAAATTTCCCCCTAGACTACGCTAGGGGAAATTCCCCCCTACCTAACAAAGGAGATACAATGTCGCAAGACAGAATCCCATTCAACATGCCAGAAGTGGAGTCAGAGCTAACTCTAATTCCAGTCGGAAAGTATGTCGGATACATCGAAGGCGCCAAACTAGTGGACATGCCAGACAACAGCACCAAACTATGGCTTGGTGTCCGTATTGACGGACCAAAGCAGGCAAACCGCTACATCACCACCTTGCTAACCCTTGATGACGCATCACCGTCAGCATACAAGACAGCAAGCCTAATCAAGGCTATCGCCGCACAGCAAGGTGGAGCCTACCTGCCAGCGGACCCAACAGCCCTAATCGGGTTGCGTGTCGGAATCGACATCACCCATTGGACGCCACGCACAACAGGCATCAAGGTCGCAGAAATCCGTAGCTTCATCGAATCGGCTGCCCCACTAAACCGAGTAGAAAAGGTTATGGAAGTAGTCACAGGACTAGCCAACGACCTGTCGATGGACAACAAGTTGTCCAAAGCGCCAGCAAAACCGGCTGACGCTTCAAGCGAACTAGACTTCTAGTTCGCATAGGGGCTCCGCCCCTATAACCCCGCTAGGGGGGCTTCGGCCCCCCTAGACCCCCCATGTTCACACCAAAAAGAAAGAGAGTAACCGTGAACGGAACCAAAGCACTACTCAGCCTATCCCTAGCAGTCATCTGCCTGCTAGCCTACCAGGCCGCAACAGACATACTAGTCCGCTACAGCATGTACAACACAGCCAACCACGAAGGCTACGCCGTGTTTATGATACTCGCAGTCACAAGCGGAATCGGCTCAATCATAGCCATCATCGCATCGTTCAACTTCGTTGACCGATGGCTGAACAAAGAAACAACAAACCAAACACCAGACGACAACCTCGACTGGTAAAAAAGTAGAATCGAGTATTTCCCCTATCCCCGCGATAGGGGAAATACTCCTATCAGTGCCCGAAAGGTCTGTTATGTCCAACGTTCCACTTCGCGTCCTCGTTACAGGGTCGCGTGACTTGACGGATGAGTCAGTAGTGCTCACCGCCCTCCAAGCCGTAGTCGAATACGCGGCAGGTCGCCCAATCGTCATCGTCCACGGGGCTTGTCGCGGAGCCGACTTGCTTGTAGCCCGTTTAGCAGCCGCGACAATCCCCGGAGTCACCATCGAGCCGCATCCGGCAGAGTGGGCCAAGTTCGGCAAGTCAGCCGGTCCCCGCCGTAATGCGGCTATGGTGAACTCCGGCGTAGAAATCTGTGCCGCCTTCTTCATCCGGGGCTGGCAGTCCCGTGGTACAGCAGGTTGCTGTCGGCTCGCCGTTCAAGCAGGCGTGCCAGTCCGGTGGTGGTATCAAGAGCCTCCTGCCGTCGGCTCATAAGGGCTCCGCCCTTATAATCCCGGGGGGGGGCCCTGCCCCCTCCACCCCCGCAAGGGGGAGACCCCCTAGACCCCCCTTAGTCAAAAGGCTAAGGGGGCATTTTTTTTCCGCCCATAATTTTTCTGCTCATACACCCCTAAAGGGGTGCATATCCCAGAAAAAGCCCTCCCCCTCAAATCCTTCAATTTATTCGCCTGGAACCCTACCCTTTGGTTTCTTCTCCCTACGTGTGCACGTTTTTTGGTTTTTGGGTGTTTTTGGTTTTTTGTGTGGTAGTATGTGTGTATGGATGTTTTGTTTAGTTTGCCTGGTTTTGGGTGTCGTCGGATTGAGTTGTTTTTGTTTGATGATGGTCCTGAGGTTTCTGTGTTTCGTGGTGTGTGTGATGGTGTTGTGGTGTTTTTTGAGGTTGGGGTTGGTTGGGAGTTGTGGGATGTGTTGAGGGTTGCTGTTGATTCTTTTAAGGTTGAGTTTGGTTTGTTGAATGATGGTTTGTAAAAAATTTTTTGAGGGTGGTGGTTTTTTTGTCGCGTGGTATTGCTGATGGTGATGATGATGTTGAGTCTGTTGTTGAGGATGTTTCTAATCAGGATTTGGCTGAGATGATTTTTATTGTTTTTAATGAGGTTAAGGCTTTGCAGTTGAGGTTGGATGAGGTGTTTGGTGCGGAGGACTGAGGTTTCTTTGTTGGATGAGGCTTTGCTTCGTGCTGCTGCTTCTGGTAAGAGTGGTGAGGAGATTGAGCGTTTGACTGGTGTTCCTGCTGCTCAGGCTGTTGTGCATGTGAAGAATTTGTTGGCTCGTCGTGATGTGTGGAGTGAGGTTGAGCAGAGGCAGTTGTTGGTGCATGAGTTGAATGTGTTGAAGGATTCTTTGATGCAGAATGCTGTTGATTTTAAGGATTTGGAGTCTGCGAGTTTGTTGTTGAAGACTTTGCAGGAGTTGGGTCGTCGTTTGGAGGCTCAGAGGGTTTCTTTGGATGCTGATGTTTTGCGTTTGTCTGAGTATCAGCAGGGTGTGATGTTGCGGGCTATGGATGCTGCTTTGGATTTTGCTAAGAGGGAGTTGCGGGATCGTTATCCTGATGTTGTTGTTTCTGAGTTGGATGAGCTTGTTGGTGAGGGTTTGTTGCGGGCTAAGGCGGAGTTGTTGGCGGAGTCTGATTTTGATGAGCGTGTCTGAGTCTTGTGGTTGTGGGGCGGGTTTTTCTGCTGATAGGGATGATGAGTTGCGTTTGTTGAATGAGTGGCGTAGGGCTCATAGTTGTCGTGGGCCTGAGGGTGGTTCTTTGAGTGTTGAGTCTCGGGTTGAGAGTGTTGAGGATGTTGTGTATCCTGTTTTGCGTGTTGGTTTTAGGGGTGATGAGGGTGATTGATAATGTTATTGATGGTGTTATTGGTGATTTGCGTCGTCGTTCTAAGAATGGTTTGTATTTGACTGATCCTGTTGCTTGGGCTAGTGATGTGTTGGGTAAGCATATGTGGTCGAAGCAGGCTGATATTGGGTGTAGTTTGGTTGAGAATACGCATACTGCTGTGGTGTCTTGTAATGGTGCTGGTAAGAGTGCTGTGGCTGGTATTTTGGGTGCTTGGTGGATTGCTGTGCATGATCCTTATGAGGTTGCTTT